CTAAGGTAACATTTGACAAAGATCAGAAAGATATAGATTATAACGCACAGGTATTTGCTGCTGTTATGCCCGGGCTGATTGACAGAATAGAGACAGCAGAAGAAGGTGGTAACACAGCACTAGCTAAAAAGTTACGTGAAGAAATACAGTTAATACAACGAGGATTTCATAAAATTATTAATGGATCTTATCAAGACTTAGGTAGTGGTAAATATGGTATTGTACCACGTAATCCTAAACAGCTAAATATGGAGATTATCACCAAAACATTTCCATACATGGCTAGTAGATTTATGGAACCATCAGATGCTATAACTTTTTATGATACTATATATACATTTAATCCTAAAGATGGTACAACTGTTTTAGAAAATGGTAGTCCTGTAGGCATAGTTACTAAGTCTAAAGATATAGAAGAACATATATTTAAAACTGTAGAGCTTCATCAGAAAAAAGAAAAAACCAAAACTCAGCTTATTGAACAAGGTAATCGTATTAGAAAGATAAAACCTTATCAAGACGTTTGGGAAAAAGCTAAATTAGAATCAGATCCAGTTAAAAAAGCAGCTCTTTTAAGTGACGAGTGGCACGAAGGTCTGGCTAGAGTTTTACTTACACCTGAGATGAATGGCACAGAAGAACAAAAACAGGCATTCTGGTGGATTGGTTATGATAAAGGTATGCACGGTGATCTGACTAAATTTTTACAGATTAAGAGTGACTTTGAGAGTGGTGACATAAATCAAGCACTGACAGGTATGGCTCAATTAGGTGACGTACCAGAAGGCTATGGTAACATGCACAAAACTGCTGCTTTGATTATGGAGTTACAAGAAGAAGGTAAGACTATAACAAAGAGAGCTAAGGATCTAATTGACAGCGTACATGAGTCTGGACTTATACCCGGTCTAAAAGACTACGGTAGTATTACTCAGGTTGATATTATGACAAAGATAGCAACCAGTCGTATTATTAATCTTATGATGGCTGATACCTCTGATCTATCAGCTGACGCTAAGTTTGAAAAAGCAAGTCAACAGGTAGAGAAAGAGATAAATGAAGGTAAGAATGGCTCAGGTCTGTTTGCGATGACAAAAGCATCAGAAGCTAAATATATACCAGCTGAGTATAAAGATGGTAAGCGTGTTAAAGATGGCTACTATTCTTCAGATGAGAGAGATTCAAATGCTAAAGGGTATCATTTTTTAGCTGCTGATAATTTTATTGAGTCTGGTAATACTGCAAGTCAAGAAGCTATACAAGCAACAATTTTTACTAGCGGTATGAGTAATGTAGGTGGTGGTCAGCTAGTATATACTAATGCGTATTTACAAGATAGGTTATCTACAAATCTTAACAGTAGTAAGTCTATAATCAGTAGTGACCAGAAACGAAATATCATACAATCTGCCTTACGTGGTAGATATGATGAGAAAAGCATACCTGATAATATAAAAATAGTTATAGCTCAGGCTAAAGCTAATGATAGCTCACTCACAACTAAAGATGTAATGGACATGGTTCTTAATGCTACTACTGAAAGTGGTGAGTATAAATCTTATAGTGATGTTAGATGGTCTGCAAATCATGAAGATCTAACTAAAAAACTTACAGGTACATGCACAGATAATGCACAAAAAAACTTTGCTTTATGTTTAACTCAACGAGCTAAAGCATTAAATTTAGATCTTAGTAAAGAAATTGTTGAAGTATTAAGGAGGTCGAGGTAATGGAAGAAGAGTTACAACAAGAAGAATTGCAAGTTGATCCTTCCCTTATCGGACCAACAGGAAATGTAGAACAAGTAAAATCAGAA